AAAAATCCCCAATAAATACTTTTTGCGGTTTTTGCGCTATCCTCATATCATCCTCTCCTGAAATTTGCAAAATTGGCTTTTCTTCAATCCAATCATTTCGCGTCCAAAAAGTGGTTAATGTTTCTTTGTCGGCTTTGTAAATCGAGCCGATTAACAAGTTTGAGCTATCGCCGTTAAAAACTTCCTGATTTTCTTTTGTTATCGAGCTTGGCGACACGCTTCTTGTGATTGTGTGAAATTCGCCTGCAATAGCGGAACTTATAGTTGGCTTTATTTTTAGGCTAACAATTTTTGCCTCTCTAATTATTTGTCCATCAAAAAAAACTGGCTTGTAAATAAAAACCTGCATATCTCCGTCAATTGGGACTTCTAGTGTTTTTATGGCGTAAAAAAAACTATTTTTTGACAGGAAACTAATTAACGTATCTGAGGTTGTCCAGTTGCCGTTTGAGTCTAAAAAATAAATTCCAATTTTTACTTTAAAATAATATATGTGCCTATATTGTGAAAAAGTATTTATTTCTAAATCAAGCACTAGCCCAGCTTCAACAGGTATTAAATCAGAGGTGGCGATTACTTTACGGGTAAATGCAATAAGCTCTGATGTCATAGTTAATTTTGTTAATTCCAAAGGATTAACAACAACTGTGTCAGTATAAAGAGGGTTAATCGCCCAATTTTCAAAATTTGCGTTTATGTCGTGAATGAAAGTTGGGTTATTGATAAGATTTGTTGTGCTCCCATACTTATAATTAATCCGATACGCACTAATTGCTCCTTTCGTTTCAATTTGTTGATTGCCGTTGCAATGATGAGGGTAAAAGTTGTCAATTTGACTTCCAACTGCAATACTTAAGTTTTTCGTAAAAGTTGTATCGGTAGTGTTATTTGTCCAAACTACATTGTCCTCAAATTCATTAGGTCTATACACCCACCAATCGCCATCCTGTTGAGTAATGCATGCCGAAATAATATTTAATACTGAATTTAAAACTTCCTCACAAGTCATATTAGTACCACCAGTCGAAGCCTGTGCATCTATTTTAAAGAAACGGTCAGCATTCAAATAAGTGTCTTTTAAAATGTTAGTTCCGTTGTAACCTAAATATTTCAGCTTTACACTCGAATTAATTGTCATTGTCAATTCGGTTCTTTCCAAACATCCTTGTATAATTTCAAACATTGAAAGTTTACCAACAAAATTATTCCCTTCAGAATTTACAAAAGCCAAATCTTTGAGCACACCCAATCCATCGACAAAATCTAAATTTACAATCCATAAATCTTGCACGAAACTTTGAGTTATTCCATCTGGTTTTAGAAATCCTTGAAAGAATACAGAACCGTTTTTCGTAACCGCAACCGTATAGGTTTTCTCATCTGCTTCCGAAAATTCATCGAATGTTAAATTAGAATCAGCCTGTAATTGTAACGATAATCCCGTGCCACGTATCGGCTCTAAAATATCTTTTACACTTCCTTTATCGAATGATATTTTGCCGTTTATTTCAGTCGATACACCTTCATAATCTTTCTCGTAAATGAATACTGAAAATCCTGTAGTTTCGTTTATTAAAAAATATTTTTCCATTTAGTTCGTACCTCCAATCCTTAAATTTCTGGCTTGTGTATTGTTCAAAACTCCAATCAATGAAGTACCAGCAATTTCAAAAACTACTGTACCTCCACCAAAACCGCCGCCTCCACCAGTAAAACCACCACTTACTCTTGAGCTAATATTTGCACTTGAGCCTGAACTTGTGGAAGTTGAACCGCCACCGCTTCCAACTTTTGATGCGCTTCCTGAAATAGCGCTACCAATAACAATCAATGCAACACCTGCAGCCGCTAATGCGTATGGATTTGTAAATGCTTTTTGCATCCATTTCACAACCGCCGCATACGCTTGTGCTAAAACTCCCATTTTAACTAATTCTTTTCCAACTGAACTAATCATTTGCCCTAATGAACTGACTAATGATTGACCTATTGATTGAACTATATTTGTACCATTTGTCAATGCGTTTCCTAAAGATTCCCCAAAACCAATTAAAGCATTTTCAGTCCCTGATTCAATTGTATCTGATAATCGTAATCCGAAATCTTGCCACATTAACTCATTAGTGGTCATCCCTGCTAATACCTTCGCATTAAAAGCTATAAAACCCTCAGTTGGATCAGTAAAAGTTAAAGCAATAGGCGGAATAACAGACGATTCAAACGGATTTAAAAAAGGTGTAAATTCATTACCAGCGTTTGGATTTATTTTAGGTGCTTTTGGTTGTTTTGTCGGCTGTATTTTTGGCGGTGCTTTTTGCTCTAAAAGTACGGATGCTGTAGTATCTACATTTGCTTTACTTTGAAGTTTAGTAATTGCTTTATCAACGTTTTTTATTTCTTCAACAATGTCTTTATAATCATCAACTGCCCCTTTTAAATTAAATCTTAAACCAGCAGCATAAACAGACGAATCCGCATCAGATGCTTTTTGAGCTTCTTTTAATTTAGTTATAGATTGCTCTCTTTTCTCTTCTAATTCTAGCCTTTTAGCAGATAATTCTCCAACTTTGCCATAAATTGCACTTGCCCTTGCCCTTGCTTTTAAAGCATCTGAAACGTTTTTAATCGACTCAGTAACATTTCCATTTAAAATCCTTTCAGTACTTAAATTTCCAAAATAAGCGGGGAACTCAGACTGTAATTTTTGAACAGCAATTAATCTTTCTTCTCTACTTTTAGTATCATTTTGAGCGACCGAAACTAAAGATTTTAATTCTGAAATTTCAGTCCCCGCTGTTTTTGCAGCTTCTAATCCTAATTTATGCAAACTTTCTTTTGCCTCATCAAAATTCCCTGTAATTTTATCAATTATATCCCCAACTGATAAACCACTTTGAGCCAATAAAGTAAAACCAGTTGTTAGCAAGGAAACCCCCAATAAAATACCACCAGTTCCCATCAAACTAGAAGCCATCGCCTTTAATGCGCCACCAGTTGAGCCCGTTTGGTTTTTTAAATGACCAAATGCTTCCGCAGTAGCTGTGATGTTATTTCCTATACCTATAATTCCATAGGGTGCATCTTGAGCAATACGGCTAAATTGAGATAGTGCATTGCCTCCATTCGCCACCTTTGGCGCCATCGCTGTAAAAGAACTTCCTGTAGATTGCGTGGCTTTTTGTAACTCCTGTAGTTTTGCCTTTGTGGTGGCTATTTTAGAATTTAAGGCTGTTACATCTAAATCGGCTTTTAAGTCAATAGCCTTTTGCTTCTGTAACTTTTTTAACTCTCTTTCAGCGTCAGAAATACCTTTATGCAAATCGGTAATATCCGCTCCAATCCCGATCTCTATTTTGCCGTCTGTATTTGCCATTTTTTAACCTCTTCTAAAAATTTATCTTTGTGTTCTTTTGAAACTCCTGAACCCTGCTTTTTGTCTTTTCGCAAAGGTAAAAACTGCTCTTTTCGCTTTGCCATTTTTTTTACATCTTGATAGTTTGCTATGTACGTTACCCACATAACCTCTCTCAACTTTTCCCAATCGTACAAATCCATCCGTCTATATGCAAAAAGCCTAATTTGGAACTCCGCCCACGTCATATCGTAAACCGCTTCCAAACTAGGCACTTTTAGCTCTCCAATTGCAAATGAAACTACATCTTCATTCCATTTTATTTTTTCGTTACTTTTTTTTTAGATGTGTCTTCGGCGGGTACGTTTTTTACCAACGAATTTACAAACGCTTCATTAAATCTTTGCAGAATTTCCACATCAGTATCATCAATCCAATTAATCATATCTTGCAAGGTGAAATCTACTTCTTTGTTTTCACGAATAAACCCCCATGCGCAGGAATGATACATCATTAACGGAATCCATTTAAAAGGATTTGACAAACGCTTCTCGTCAAAATCCACCATATTTGTATTGGTTTCCTCAAGCAAATTACCCAAAAAACCCAACCCAAAATGAAATGTACGGTCTTGACCTCCGATGTTTAAAACGATACTTTTCATTAATCTAATGGATCATTTAATAACACTTCACCATCGATGTCTAGTGTGCAAGAAAATGTAGCTAAATCATCTCCACTTCCAAAAGATGCTGGCAAACCTGAAATCAAAGCAACTCCAAAATATTTTACAGAATTAGCATTGGCACTATTTGTGTCTAGTTTAAAATTGACTTTAGTTTTGTTTTGCATCAGCAAAAATAGCTTGTCGTGTGAAATCTTAGCGGAATCCCCTCCTGCAGTTGTGGTATCTAAATATTCTCCTTCACATCCAATGGTTGCGTTAAATGTTCCAGCGTATTTTTTAGTAACACCTGGATAACATTTTGTATTGCTTTCGATTACTGATACACTAGGGTCAAAGTCTACGGAAGTTAAACACGCCATAGGTTTGTATGCCGATGTTTCCCAAATATAAATTATTCCTAATTCTCCTTTTTGTGCCATTTTATTTATTTTTTAATTGATTAATAATTCTACTCTAATAAAATTTCTAAATACATTCTCCGTTGGCGTTTTTAAACTTAACGAGTCTGGAAAGACAAAAGTACGATTTATTATTTCATAATTTGGTATTTCGATGTTTTTTATAAGTTCGTAAATTGCACTTTGAATATCATCTCCTTTTACCCTTGACCCTGTATTTCCTGAACCTTTGTAAATCGTTACAATATCCAATAAAAGGCTACATTCCCACCGATAACCGCATTTAGTAGCCTTGTCGATTATTGTGCTTTGGGATGTCATTAAAACATATTCCTGCGGGTTTTTATTCCCTGTTATTTGCATGTCAAAACACGGATATAATGGATTCACTATATCCTTTATAGCTTTACGAATATACTTGTTAGGATTTAAACTATTTGTTTGCGCCATACCTTTTTATGATTGTTTTTAATCTTTCTAAATACTTTTTTCGACCCTCGACAAATGCGGGATACATATATGGCTTGGCAGGTAAATTGACTTGCTTAATTCCTTTGCCTTTAAACTTTATAGCGATTTCCTTCCATTCATTTGGCACGCTAACCATTCCTCCGGTTCCAAATTCAACAAATGGCGCATAAGGGGCAATTAAGCCACCAGCAACTATCTTCCAATTTAATTTAGTTACCTTTTCGGCTCTAATCGACTGCCCTAATTTACCTAAATCTGTTGGTGCTAATGTTTTTGCCTTCAACTCAATTTCTCTGGCTGTTAATTCGGTGGCATCTTCCATCTTTTGGATAGCCTCCTGACTTAATTTCCTAATTTTAGAAATTGCGCTATCAATACCTTTAACCCCCATTACAAATTATTTGTATTTCAATATTGTTCAAATCTTTTGTTGTAATAGTTTGAATTTGGTACGTCTTGTCCTTGTATTTAACGTAACAATCTTTTATATCAATATCCTCCCTATTTCTGATTGTAAATACAACTTGATTGATATTCTGAACGCTTCCATTATCGCTTAAAATCCTTGCGCTTTTTGTTTCTATATTTGCCCAAAAAGTTGTCAATAAAGCATTACTTAATATATAACCGCCGAAGCCGTCATCTAATTCTGTTGATTTCCAAAGTTGGATTAATTTGTCGTATTTTCTCGCTCTATTCATACAAATCTCTTATTTTGGTCGATTGTCATTTCTACGAATTTAGGTATTGAATTATCAGCTCCTTTTGTTTCTGAATTATAAAACCAAAAGTTAATGATTGATAAAGCGCAATTAATCAATTCTGTTGGAATGTCTTCCGCATTTTCGTAACCAATATTCAAAGTTACAAATCCATTAACCGTAG